GCTGGTGTCCCACCATCTACTTGAAGTTGAGATGACCCACCAGTACCAACAATGTCAATCCAAAGTGTTCCATCATATATTCTTAGCTTTAATGTAGTTGTATCAAAGTACAAGTCACCTGCACGTCGGCCAACAGGCTCGCTGCCTTTAGCCAGTACGTTTAAAGGTACTAGTGCCTTTGTACTCATTTATATTACCCGATTACAACTACTCTGTAGGCATCAGCTGTTGGTGCAGATGCAAATCCAAGTGTTACGGTGGATGTTGTTGCTCGCACGTTATCTACAATAACTTCTTCTCCAGTAGCCACTTCATACACTTGAACGTGAACATCTAGTGTTCCTAGGTTGTGGGTTACTGTGTATGAGGTAGCTGAGGTAGAAAGTGTTGTTGAGTACTTTCTAGCTACTACTGTCGCATCAACAGAGATGGTGTTGGTTCCAACGACGATACCGTTACCAGCACCAATTGCAAAGCCGTTAGCATCTGTAGCAGCACCTGAGTTGGCAGCAAGCTTGATAGAGCCACCACCAGCAGCGGTTTGCAAACCACCTGTGGAAAGTGGGGCAAATGTGAAGTTAGTACCTGTAAGAAGAACACCGTTAGAAGCTGTATAAGTTCCAGCACCTGAGAACTGTGCAAAAGTAAGAGCAGTAGTTCCTAGTGTAATAGGGTTGTCAGTTGTTAATACCCATCCGCTATTTCCGTTTACAGTTCCTTGTTCTACAAATGTAAACATTCCCGAAGTAACATCTGCGCCAGAGTTTGCATCTAAAGCACGGTCTGGGGCTCCAGAGGCCTTAACTACGTAGATACCGTTTTCAGAACCATCTGCTTGATGCTTAACAAGAACGCGGTCACCAGTAGCAAGAGTTACTCCATCAAGAGTATCTCCATTTTCAAGGTCTGTAGCTAAAGTTACTGCGGCAGTAGTTGCTGCACGAACAGAGGCTTTGACATCAAGGCCTTGTGCAACAGAGTCTACGTAGTTCTTAGTTGCAGCATCTTGTGCGCTTACTGGGTCTGCTACGTTTGTGATTAGCTGGCTGTTCATTGAGAACGAAGCATTTGGAGCTGTTAAATCTGTGACTCTGTTAGTTGTAAGAATTACAGTACCCGATAAGTCAGGGAGAGTAATTGTGCGGTCAACTGTTGGGTTAGTTACAGTAAGAGTTGTCTCGTTAGTGTCATCTACAGAGCCTTCAAATACTATTGAGCTGTCTGTAAGAGCTAGCCCAGACACAAGTGGAGAAGTGATGGTTTTGTTTGTAAGAGTATCTGTTGTGTCTTGACCTACAAGGGTTGTAGTTAGGTCAGGAAGAGTAACTGTACGGTCTGCGGTTGGGTCGCCAGAGGTGAGAGTGAGTTCAAATGAGTTGGCAGTTGCTCCCTCAAATACAAGATTGACACCAGTATCAAGGGTTACTGTGCCTGTGAAAGTCGGGTTAGCTGACGGAGATTTAGTATCAATCTGAGTCTGGATAGATGAGGTTACACCATCTACATAGTTAAGCTCTGTAGTGGTAAGCGTTGCGCCATCAAGAATGTTGATTTCTGCGGCATCTGCGGTTACGCCGTTAAGTCCAACAGCTTCCCAGATAGTGCCGTTATAAACACGCATTTCATTAGAAGCGGTGTTGTAGTAAACCTGGCCTGTTACAGGACTTGCTGGGTCTGTTGCTAGATTTTGAATACGAGCATTTTGAAGCTCGTTCTTCGTCAAATCAAGTGACGTTAAAAATTTACGTGCCATTTATCTTTTCTCCTTAGGAAAGGTACGCTCTGCCGCTGAATGCCCCGGTGAAAGTTATCGTAAGGGACATGGTGCTCGTGTAGGCTATTTCACCTTCAACGATTGACCCGCCCGAGTCCTGAACAGTTACGTTTGGATACCAACCAAGGTTGTGAGTTATAACCCACACAGCCGAAGATGTTCCCTGAGTATGATGATACGCCACCGAGGGTTGATTTATGCCCCCAACTGTAATTTGGTTTAAGGTGACCGCAGGCGATGCTGGTGGGGTTACCTGAACAACTATTGGGCTGTTTACTGGAATAAGTCCGCTCATATTAAGCCAATGTCACTTGTTGAGTTACAAATACTTGCCCGCGAATATAGGTCTGTTCGAAGGTTGCATCTGTTGTACTTGTGGCCTGAAGGTCCCAGAAGGCTCGTGCTGGTAAATACTTAGTAGCCGACGGAGGCATCGTCAAACGAATACGGCCGTTAGCCGCGTCAACTTTATCAATTGTAAATGTGGCATAAAGTGCAGGAGCATTTGGATAGGTTCTAACTTGAGCCTTAAAAGTAAGAGCTGTAACATCAAATGGGAAATCAAATTCGCCAGACCATGAGTCGCCTTGATAAAGAGCAATGTCGTAAACACCCGCGTAAGTAGGCATTGGCTTACGGCCCTTTAGGTCGTTTTGAATAAAGACGCGCTCTGGTCTACGGGAGTCATCAATCTCTTGAGCCAAGTACATAGGTACGAGCTTGTTAGTAAGGCGAGAAACACGGCGAAGTGTTCCCATCTCAATACGCCAAATTCCAATGTTAAGCGCAGAAGAAAGCTGCTTGTATTGGTCAGTTCTAGATTGAATCATCTGAGTAAGCTGGCGGTATCTATCGGAGCGAGGAATCATAACCCCATCAGGTGAAGATATATTAATATCAAAAGCAGAGTCTGTAGCAAGAGCCCATAGAGCTTCAATTGTTGACAGAATTGCTAATGGGTACTCTTCAACTGGTGGAATCATGGCAATTGTCATCTGGCTTCCGTAGCCATCTGTTCTTTCAAAAGTGTGCTGTTCAACCGCAGTATTAACAAAGCGGGTTATATCTGTGTCTGTAAAGTATCGGTAATGAGTTCCGACTACTGAGATTGCAGCGTTATTGGCTGGGGCAGTTACAAATGTAACAATGCCTAAATCTTGTTGAACCGTGTATCCGGCTGGGGTAGCTACTGGGCTACCAGCTACTGTAACTAAAAGAGTTGTGTTTTCAACAGGCTTCTTTTTTAAGTCAAAAACTTTAGTAGTTCCGTCGCCTGTTGCGGTGTAGGTAAACTGAGTTGGCATGTCGCCTAGCTCGAGCCTTACTCTAGACACTAGGTCTGCTAATACAGCCACTAACCACTCCTAACGTAACTAATCTAATGGTAGCGGTTACGGCCAAAAAAACTTGATAAACGAAACAGCGGGGGGAAGACCGCTGCTTCGTTAATCAATTAAATATTGGCTGCTAAGTAGCCTTTTTCTTTTAAGTGTTCAGCTACTGAACGTGTAACTTCGTACTTTTGACCTGGCTTAAAGTTAAAGTTGTTTCCAGCTCCAAGGGTCATGTTTTCAATATTTTCTACAACACGAATAATTACTGTGTCATCTTGCTTACCTACCCGGTCTACTGTGTCAACAATAACTGTTTGACGGTCAGGCTTGGTAGCGTCAATAACTTGTGTTTCTGCTTGAATAGCAGCAGTTGCTGTTGCTAGTGACATTTCTTCAGCTCTCTTAGCTGTTTCATCTGAGAACTGGTCTGCTAGCTCATCACGGCTACGGCCTGTGACGTCTGTTGGTGATTTCTTTGTTGCCATTTGTATCCTCCGGGTTAGTGAATGAGTTTGTGTTGGGCGGGGAGTTTCAAGGCTCCCCGCCCAACATTTAAGCTATTAAATTGTGATTAGTTGGTTTCTGCAATAACTACAGCCTGGTCAGTGATTAGACCAAGTCCGAAGATTGAGTACCAAGCAAGTGCGTGCTCACGACCGAAGTCTAGAATACCGCCATCGCGGAGTTCTACTGGAAGTGAGATTGCGTGACCGAATGCGTTATCTCCGATGAAGATAGATGCATAACGGTCTGAACCACCGTTACCTGTCTTTGTAGCAGGTGTGATGTATCCACCACCAGCAGTAACTGTTGGGTTAGCAACTGTTGTGTCTGTTGTGTATGAAGCACCAGCACCACCAGCAACCTTTAGGACCTGTGTGGTTTCGATGAATACGCAGTCGTACAAACGACCAATTTCACCGAGCATGAAGTTACCAGGTGCTGCGTACTTGGTTACTTCGATGAATTCTGGATTGTCACGTAGCTTACGTGACTGGTGTGGGTGAACGAAAGCAACATATGTCTCACCAAGGCGAGGAATGTTCTTTGTTGCTAGGCTCTCTACTGCATCCTTCACAGTGTGAGGTGTCATGTAGTAAGTGCCTGTCATAGCAGCACGGTTTGCTGCGGTTGTTCCGTCAGCGTACCAAGCATTAACTGCTGTCTGGCCTGAGCGGTCTTCACCGTAGATTACTGATGTTGCTGCATAGAGTGTGTCGCGTGACAACTGGTCAAGATAGATTGCCATGTTACGACCAAGAAGACGTGAGGCTGAAGCCATTACGTCATCGAATGAAGCGTTCAATAGAAGCTCAGATACAGCAAGAGCATAACCATGCTCAGTTACTGTGATTGAGAACTGTTGCGCTGTAAGAGCGTTTGTCTGCATACGTACACCTTCGACAAGTGCTGAAGCAAAGCCGAGGTTGTTGTAACGCATGAAGTTGATTTGAAGACCAGGTGCAACACCTAGTTCAGTCTTCTTTACTGCAAACTGCTCAAAGCGAAGAATAGGCATTGCCTGGAACAAGATTTCCTTGGACCAAATTGTCTGAATCGCTTGAGTTAGCTGTGTATTTGTACCTGAGTACGCTGTAGGTGCTGCGGCAAGATTGCCGGTACCCGTAATGCTTGATGCCATTTAAATTGACTCCTTGTCAACGGTATTGGATTTTTGGGTCATCCGAACAGTCCCTTTGTTTTCCCCTGAGCACTAGGGCTCAAGAGTCGGCCACGATATTTAGCGTATTCATCCATTGACATTGACGCAATATCTTGCGCCGTTAAGTTTTTTTGCTCCGAATTGGTATCCAAGGGTCCAGCTCCAGGAGGCAAGGTTGCCCTTGTTCCTGTCATCTCTCGACGTGCATTCTGCATTGCAGATTGCGCCGACTCGAGAATTCTAGTTGAGCGCTCTTTCAAGCTCTCTATGCTTGCATCGACTTCTTCCTTAGTGTTTCCACTAATCAAGTCAACAAGCTCTGGCATGATGTTATCACGCTCAGCTTCGAGCTTCTGTGCTCGGTAGTTCTGAAGTTCTGCGTATGTGCGTTCACGTTCTAGAAGTGCAAAAGCGGTTTCACGTTCTTGACGTTCATGCTCTAGCTGTTCTTGCCATTCTTTTTCTTTCTTAGCAAGGAGGTCACGAACTTCTAGTTCAGACTCTTCCTTAGCCTTTAGCTCCTGAGCAATACGAGCTTGACGCTCTGATTCTTCAGTTGCAATTCGACTGGCTTCTTCTTCTCGACTGCGCTTCAATACATCAACTTCTTCTTTTAGCTTTTCAATCTGAGGATAAAGTTTTTCTTTTTCCTGAGAGCGAACCTTAGCAAGGTCGTCTTCTGTATAAAATTTTGTGTTTTGAATATTAATTGCTGATGCATCAGCATCAGACGTGTTAATAACTGGTAGTACTCCTGCTTCGGCTGCGAAAGCCTCTGCGTTTACTTCTGCAGTATCCATTTTTACTTCCTTTTATCCTAGGGGTCGTTTTCCGATTTAATAACACATATGACCAAACGTTGTCTTTCAGTAAACAATTTTTGCTTGTTTAGGCAGACTTGTCAGGCTAAACTACTTACTTTTCATACTCTTCCGGTACTCGCCGTTGTGGGATTTTTGTACCGTAAGCTTCTGTTACAAGGCGCTGTCGTATTCCTTGCTCGCCCATCTGTGCAAACATTTGAGCCTCGTCAAGGATAGGGCTAGGCGCTCCAGGATTTCCTGGCATAGGTTGACCTTCTGGACCTTGCATTGGTTGAGGTGGCGCACCATCTGGGCCCGGAAGCATTCCAGTTAATTGAGCAATTTCTTGCTGAATCTGACCCTTAACAAGGTTAAGAGCTCCATCGGCCTTAGCGTCATCAATAAGTTCTTGACGAATTTCCATAAGTTTTTCATCAGGGAATTCTTCGCCTAGTGAACGAAGTGCGCCTTCCTTAGACTCTAGGCCAAGAGAAAGCATTGTTTGAACTTCGTTAAGCGCAATTAGCTTGTCAAGCGGTAGCGGAGGCGGGAAGTGTACATATGAGCGGAAGCTGATTGGGTCGTTCAAATCTAAGACTTCAACTTGTCCCTCTTTAAGAGGAGCAAAACGTGTACCTGGGTTAGCCCGCA